CCACGCGGAACTTGATAGCGTCAATCCGGAAAGGTATGAATTTTTCTACCACGGTATCGATCCGCTTGCGGCTGATGGGATCCAGGAAAGGTTGGTTCTGTGACAGCACTAGGTTGCCATCCTTGTCATAACCATAGAATCTTATGGCCATGAGGTAGTTTTGGGCTGCATAGTTGGGCTGTGGATTGCCGCTCAGTCTCACATACTGATCCGTGGCCTTGTACAAGTTGTCCAGGAACGTGATGCCATTTGGCTCGATCACGCGGAACTGCAGTTTGGTAGCATTATGGGCTTGTCCCACAGCCTTACCGCTGCTGACACTTTGTATCTTGACATCATCCAAATAATAGTCCAGGCTAAAGAATTCATTGCGCCCAAGATTAACGCGCTGGGCACGGCCGGCCGCAGCTGGATCTTCCAGGTTGGGGTCAAGGGCAGCACCAGCGATGATGCCACCACCAGTGGGCGCACCTCCGCTCTGTATGAGCAGTTTGCTACCGCCAGGCAGGGCCTGGGGGCTGGTGATAAACTGTTGATAGTCGGTAGGATCCATGAGATAGACGCTGATGCTGTAGGTATAACTGGCATATTGATCCAGCACGTTGCCCTGTGGTACAATCTTGCCTGCAAATCTCTCGTTGAGTGCCGCGCGTACTCCTGAGTTGGTGGCTCCAGTGGCATCGTCGCTGGCACTGCCTGCACCTGCTTGCCTGGTGGGCTGATTGACCGATCCATCATCGCTGGCCACGGCGCTGCCATCCAAGGCCGGGCGAACTGATCCAGCAGGTGGAGATTGACCAGGCGCATTAGGGGGTGTGATCCTGCCTGGTATCGATCCAGGTCGCGCGGTTATAGGAGGCAGGCTCTGAGTGTCTGAGATGCTGCGGGTCCCAGCATCCGTATTGATGTCAGTGTTGGGAGTAGAATCAAATTGGTCAGCATTGGTGACACCAGTCGCTGGCGGCGCTGCTGCTGGAGGTGCCACAGCATTGGCAGCGTCATCGTTGGCACGCTGGGCCTGGGCTACTTCTTGACCGGCGCTTGCTTTTGGTCCATTACCGATGGTCTGTTCGGCTGACGTCAGTTGGTCAGATACTTCCCGCACTGCTGTCTGTTGGGTTTCAACATCGGCCTGGAGACTGGAGAGATTCAAATTTCTACGCAGTCTCAACGCGTCCTGCGTGCCAGGTGTGATAGTTCCACTGGCCACTGCTTGATCGTATTGTGCTTGGGCTTGCTTTAGTTCGGTCTGGGCCTGTTCTAACCTGGCCTTTTCTTGACCGAGTCTTTCTCGAATGCCTGCTATATCGGCCATGCTACAGTCCTAGAGTAGAACGCAAAACGCTGATCTTTGGCACGTAGATTTCCACCCCTTTGGCGAAATCCCACGGCGGTGCAGTCAGGGTATTGGGATTGCGCTGATAGAACACCCACCACAGCTGGCTGTCAGCGTATAGGTCGTTGGCCAAGAGATCCGGACGGTACTGGTAAGTCTCGTTGATCATGAACAGGATGTCATCGGCAAATCTGGGTATGGGGCGGTCAACCATGACATCCAGGAAAAACTGGCTGTAGCCAGTGACGAAATAGGGGCTTGCGGCTGTGTAATCGGCCATCACCAGAATCCTCGAGGTTGCAGCTTACCGGTGCCATACTCTTTGAGGCTGAACTGCTGGCTGACCTGCTGCCGGCTCTGCATGGGATGCAGAATGATTGATATCTCCATCCTGGTAGGCACATAGGTCGGCCGGCTGAGTCCTAGAGTAGGAGGTGGCGGGGGGAAGATTTCACCCCCGCGCGGCAGACCACCAGCGCGAGCATTCTGCAACCGCTGGAGGGCCGACGAAAACCGATTGGTCGGCAGGTATTGGCGGTCGCGCCGTTTAAGGAGATTGGTGCCGTTTTGGTTGGGAGCACCTGCACGCACATAATCCACATCTGTGGGCAGATTGTAGTTGAACTGACCAATCACGCAGGGCGCATCAACATACTGGCTCTCGCCCATGGCCGAAAGATACACCAGGGGCGGAGGAGCGCCGCGATTGCCGTCCTGGCCATAGAACATTTTGGTTGCCGATCGGAAGAAATGTATCACCGCCAAGAGATAGGCCGCTTCCGTGGAGTCTTGCGCGGTAAACACACCGGTTATATTGATATCTTCTACCGCACTGCCTTGATAGAAGAATCCACGATAGTTCGAGTGTGTGAGGTTGTAGGGTGTGTAATTGGCCTTGTACACGGTTTGGATGCTTGGTGTGTAAGGGAAGATCACGCCATCACTCACGGCCAATGGTTGCAGTATTCCAGGATTGGCGGCCTTGTAGAGATAGTCGGCCGCCGGTGCAAGACGCAGGCGCACGCGCCAATCAGCTGAGTCTACGTTGTTACCACGTTGCTCGCGTATGCTCTGCTGATTGCGTGCGTTATCGACTGCGGCTTTGGCGATAGAAGCATCTGAAACCACGTTCTCGCCTGCTATACGAGGGTCGGCTGAAAAATCACCGATCACTTCGCTCTCGGTCAGCGGTGCTGGAGCGGTGACCAAGCCCACGTTCTCGCCTGCTATGCGAGGGTCGGCTGAGAAGCCAGGCACCACTTCGCTCTCGGTAGATTCGGGTGTGAGAGGTGGGAATCCGGCGTTGGGATCAAATTCCGCGTTGGGATCGGGATAGCCGCTTTCAAATGCGCTGACCGATTCCGGCAGGCTGGCCGGAAAGCCAGCGTTGGGATCTACTTCGGGCGGCAGGGGTTCAAATATGTCTCCGGTCTCAGGGTTGCGTCGGAGATTGCTGATGGCTCCGGTCTCGTCTTGGATGATAGTGGGATCAGCCACGATGACCGTGGGTGTGAGCGCAGGGAAACCGGCGTTGGGGTCAAAGTCTCCGGCTGTGCCAGGATCGGTACCAGGATCGATCGCGCCCGGTTCCGCGTTGTCGGCGCGTAAAGGCGTACCAGGCGGTATGTTGGTGATGCCGGCTGCGTTAAGTTCTTCTGGTGTGAATGCTACCGAATCGGCCTGGAATCCGCGCGGACGATCCAAACCAGGTATGGGCGGTGCTTCGGGTGGTGGCACACCTTCGCTCTGCGGACGAGGATTTCGCAATGAAGATGCCGCAACCAAATCTCCTTGCAGGTTGTATTCAAACAGAGCTTCGCTACCAGCTGGTATATCTTCTTCGCGCAAGGGTGCGGCGACTGGAGTGAGTGTCTGCCCCGGCGTGTTGTTAGCGGTATTGGGGTTGATGATCTCTTGATTGTTAGAAGGAGCGGCGGGATCACTGACCTGGATGTTCTGTCCGCCAGCGGCTGCTGTCTCAGCTTCACGGCGCGCACGACGTTCAGCCGCGGTGGTGCGCCGAAGCTGGGCTTCGCCGCCACCAAACTCCGCGAACTGCGAATCTGTGACCTGGACTAATCGGCCGTCTTGCAGGATGAAAGGCATAGCACTCCCTTGATCCTGTATTTACCGGTGGTAAAAACGGCTGCGATAATGTAGGAAAGATTTGACATGCCTGTCAAACCCTGTATAATAAGTATGTTCTAAGGAGAAACACGTTGTCCATCACTCCCCCACCCAAGGTCAATTATCTCAACAACAAAGACCTCTTAAAAGAGATACATCTCAGCAAAAACACCTACTGCGCCTATCGTGATCCCACCACCGATCACCAGTACGACATCATACTGCCCTCAGTCAGCAAGATCAACCAGCGCACCATAGCAGAAGCCCGGCGTAATCGTGCCACTCGCCTGACCAAGGAAACTGGTGCCGAAATCAATGAAAAAAAGATACCCAACACCGATCTGGTGTTCAGGATCATGACTTGGGAACACATACCCATGGCTCCCAAGAAACAGCCAAAAACCGCCGCCAAAAAGAAAAAGATCGAAGACATCCTGGGCTTTGAAGAACTGCCTCCAGAAGATCCCTTGGCCGATGTGATCGAAGAAGTGGTGCTGGACCCTACCCATGTCAGGGTGAACTTCCCCCCGTTTTGGCACTATAGGATCACCGACCACAAGGTACCGTACGTGGTAGGTAAATCGCACTGGCGAGGTGATGTAGACACCGGAGAATACTCGCGCGAACACGGCAACATGACACGCAAGCTGGCCCAGATGTTCATGAAGCTGTGCGAGCGCTACGCCACGCGATCCAACTGGCGCGGCTATACCTACAACGAAGAGATGCGTGGCCAGGCCCTGCTGCAATTGTCGCAGATAGGATTGCAATTTGACGAAAGCAAGAGCTCCAATCCTTTCGCCTATTACACCGCGGCCATCACCAACTCATTCACCCGCGTGCTCAACATCGAGAAGAAGATGCAGAACATCCGGGATGACATCCTGGAGATGAACGGACTGAACCCCAGCTGGACTCGGCAGTACTCAAACTCGGCCCAACCCAGCCAGGTTGCAACTCCCTCGGAAGACTAGTATACTCACTGGATGGCTAATCTATTCAAACGAGCTATCGCTTTCACGGACATACATTTTGGCCTGAAGTCGAACAGCCTGTTACACAACCAAGACTGCGCCAGTTTCGTGGACTGGGTGATCGACACAGGCCAAGAGCACGGCTGCGAGACTGGCATGTTCCTAGGTGATTGGCACCATCATCGTGCAAGCATCAATCTCCAGACCTTGGATTTTAGTTTGCAAGCATTAGAACGCCTATCACGGGCGTTCGATCAGTTCTATTTCATCCCGGGCAACCATGATCTTTACTATCGTGACAAACGGGACATCCATGGTGCTGCCTGGGCGCGCCACATACCCAACATCATCATCTGTAACGATTGGTTGCACGATGGCGATGTCATAATCGCACCTTGGTTGGTGGGTGACGATCATCGAAAGATACAGAAGATGTCGGCCCGCTACATGTTTGGACACTTCGAACTGCCGCACTTCAAGATGAACGCCATGGTCGAGATGCCCGACCATGGTGAGATCGGTGTGGGGCATTTTGGTGGATTCGAACGTGTGTTCTCTGGCCATTTCCACTTGCGGCAGGAAAAACAGAACGTGACCTATATCGGCAACACCTTCCCCCACAACTTCGCTGATGCGGGCGATGCCAACCGTGGTGCCATGATCCTGGAATGGGGTGGCCGGCCTGAATATCATGCTTGGCCCCAACAGCCCTTGTACAATGTGTGGGATCTGTCGCATGTGATCGATCATGCAGACGAAATACTCAGACCCAACATGCATGTGCGGGTGCAGCTAGATATTGAAATATCTTACGAAGAAGCCAACTACATCAAAGAAACATTCATAACCAAACACGGTCTCCGGGAAATGGCGCTCATGCCCAACAAACGCGCTGCACTGGAGGAAGACATGGCGCCCGGAGATGTAAAGTTTGAATCAGTGGATCAGATCGTGACTGACCAGATCACCCGGATCGAGAGCGAATTCTACGATCCTAAACTGCTATTGCAGATCTATCAAAATCTATGATGTTGGTAATAGGAAAAGGTCATCTGGCCAGAGCCTTGCACAGACAATGGCCTGACAGCAGTTTGGTAGGCAGGCCCGAGTATGATTTCAGCCTGCAGAGTGCGTGCGATCAATTGGTTGCGGATCATCCTGATCCCACTGTGATAATAAACACCCTAGGGTGTATTACCAACGACATTTGGCAGAATCTCACAGTCAATCTTTTAGCACCGGTCTACATCACGGCCAAGTACATGCACCTGGCAGACTGTCACATCATAAATATCAGCAGTGCCAGCTCTTGGTGGCCCAGCCATCCTGATCTAGATATCATGCGTTTCAGCTACAACATGGCAAAAGAATCTCTCAGCCAGTTTGGGCGGCACATAAACCGTATTACCATAGACAAACCATCGTCAGCTACTGTAAGCACTATAGAACCTGGCAAGTTCCAATCGCCAATGAGCAACTTTACCGGATTCGATGTTGACCACATCGTGTCCTGTGTGCAACTGGTCCTAGAGAAAAAAATACATCACTTGTCCTGTGTCAAATGACATTATTCTTTGTAGGATGCAGTTTTACGTATGGTGATGAGACCGGGTACCCATTGATTCAAAGACATCAACGCAAAGTGGATTACATTTTATCCCATGATCCAGATTAAAGATCTCACCGTCAGAAACTTCATGAGCGTGGGCAATGCCACGCAGGCCATCAATTTCAATCGACAAGATCTTACCTTGGTCCTAGGGGAAAATCTAGATCTTGGCGGCGATGGCAGTAGGAACGGTACGGGCAAGACCACCATCATCAATGCCTTGAGCTATGCGCTGTATGGTCAGGCCCTGACCAACATACGCCGAGACAACCTCATCAACAAGACCAATGGCAAGGCCATGATGGTTTCGTTGGACTTCCACGTGAACGGTCGAGACTATCGTGTGGAACGTGGCCGCAAACCCAACGTGCTCAAGTTCTATGTTAACAATGAAGAACAGGCCGCAGAAGATGACAGCCAGGGTGACAGTCGGGAAACGCAGGATGCCATAGAAACTGTGTTGGGCATGACACATGACATGTTCCGCCATGTTCTGGCTCTCAATACCTACACTGAACCGTTCCTGGCGCTGAAAGCCAATGAGCAACGGGTGATCATCGAGCAACTGCTGGGCATCACGCTCTTGAGCGAGCGAGCGGAACGAATCAAGGAAATGAACCGGGAGACCAAGGATGCTATCACGCAGGAAGAAATGAACATCCGGGCCATACAGGAAGCAAACAAGAGGATAGAAGAACAGATTGAAAGCCTGAAAAAGCGCCAGACTCTTTGGCTAGCTAAGCAGACCGAAGATTGCGAAAAACTGCAACAGGCCATCTCTGCCCTGGAACACATCGACATAGAGGCAGAAGTGCAGGCACACAGAGATCTCGAACAGTTCCACACACGCAAGAAACAGATCGACGAACACAACCGATGGATCCGGCAGATCGATTCTGAACAGGCCAAACTTGTGAAAGAGCAAGACAAACTGCGATCAGAGATCCAGGCCCTTGACGATCACAAGTGCTATGCCTGTGGCCAGACCTTGCATGACAACAAACAAGACGAGATACGCCAGACCAAACAACAGGCCCTGCAAGAAGCCGCTCTGCAATACCTGACCAACGAAACACAGCGCCAAGAACACACCAACGAAATAGAGGACATAGGTGAACTGAGTGTGGCTCCGCAGGTGTTCTATGATACCCTAGAACAGGCACTCAATCACAAGAGCAGCCTGGACGGCTTGACCAAAGATCTTGCCAATCGCCAGGGTGAGACTGATCCCTATGGCGAGCAGATCACCGACATGCAGGAACAAGCCCTGCAAGAAGTGACTTATGATGCCCTGAACGAGCTCACCCGACTCCAGGAACATCAGGATTTCCTGCTCAAACTCTTGACCAACAAGGATAGTTTCATACGCAAGAAGATCATTGAACAGAATCTTTCCTATCTCAACCAGCGACTGACCTGGTATCTGGACCGGATTGGCCTGCCACATTCGGTCATCTTCCAGAACGATCTCTCGGTAGAGATACAGGAACTGGGCAGAGATCTGGACTTTGACAATCTTTCGCGTGGCGAGCGCAATCGCTTGATACTTTCGATGTCATGGGCCTTCCGCGATGTGTGGGAGAGTCTCTATCATCCCATCAACGTGCTGTTCATCGACGAGCTGGTAGACTCGGGCATGGACACGCAGGGCGTGGAAAACAGTCTCGCACTCCTGAAGAAGATGAGCAGAGAACGCCACAAGAGCATCTGGCTTGTGTCGCACAGGGACGAACTGGCCGGACGCGTGGAAAACATCCTCCGTGTCATCAAAGAAAACGGGTTTACTTCTTACAACACTGACATAGATCTCACATAACTAGCAATGGATGACATGGCTCCACCAATCTCAAGAAATCACCCAATTGCCCGAAACCTGTGTGGGATTCGTTTATCTCATAACCAATCGGTTATCGGGACGCATGTACATTGGCAAAAAACTGGCACGCTTTAAGAAAACCACTTATCGAAACGTCAAACTCAAAAACGGCAAAAAGAAACGCAAGAAGATCCGCGGCTCAACCGATTCAGACTGGCAGACCTATTGGGGCAGCAACGAAGAACTCTCAGCGGATGTGATCTTGCTAGGCGAAGAAAACTTCTCAAGAGAAATCCTTTATTATTGCCAATCCAAGGCCGAATGCAGCTACATTGAAGCGAGAGAGCAGTTCTCTAGGCGCGTGTTAGAATCAGACGACTACTACAACGGGCACATACAGGTGCGCGTGCATGGCAGTCACATCAAAGGCAAAATCTCAGGCTGATCAGACCCTGTGACCAGTGACATGACTGGTCCCCATTGAGGCAGCACGCATGCGGCCAGAAAATCTTGGGTGTCAAAGGCAAGAACCGACTTAGGTTCAAATGATTGGGTCACTGTGAAAAAGATACAAACCCAGCGTGGTAGACTTCGCTTGTAGGGGTCCGACTGCGTTCCGTTGTGAGTCAAGGCTGGAGTAGGGGGTAGAGCATGACCGCCTCCGTGTGGTAACACAATCTCCTGATACAAGATGGCTGCGTCGAACTCGGATGATGCACATCACTTGCCCGGACCACGGGCAAGTATGACCACAAAATCTGGATGATACGGATATCTCGCTCTGCTCGATTGAACAAAAAAATCGATGAGCAGAGCGAATCGATAGATCTCGCAGAGATCTTAGAACTGATCGGGCCAGTCTCGAAAAAGAGCGTGCTGTATGTTGCCGGCCACAAACTGATTGAAACTCTTGTGTTTGTCTTCCAGATCACCTTTGAGTGGTGCTACCCGACGGAAAGCGGAGTCCATCTGTGCCATGTCATTGAATTCCATTATAATCATCCATTCTGGCAGATCCGGGATAGATCGGAAACCCATCTTGCAACGGGTGATCCGATAGCTGACCATCTTTCCCTCGCTCACCAGGTGATCAAAGAAACTACGCATGCCGTTTACCCAGTCAATATCTGAAATGTCGCCTTCTTTGTCGGCCCAAATAGTGTAGAGATCCATTATCGTAAAGGTCCTAAAATTTCAAAGCCCTGTATATCTAACATATAGGGTTCTACCACTTCAAAATACATCCAGCGGTAACCGCGATCCCTGTAGATCGCGCACTCGTTTTCAATACTGCGTATGCCCATGCGTAGGCGTGGATTGCGATAGTCCCAGGCAAAATGATCACTCAGGACGTTTTCCTCGTCCCAGATCCTGTACATGCTCCAGGCTACCAAGCGATCTCGATCGCGATAGCCAATGATTTCGGTATCGGGCGCGGTCAACCTGCCGGGTATCA